CGCTTCAACAACACTGGTGCACGTGGATCACCAGCATCTATCATCGCACCAAACATCAAGGGTGGACCGCGTGGCAACAAGGCGTCTGCTAAGGCATTAGCGGCAAAGGGTATATTGCCCGCTGGGATGTTCACCGTTGAAGGTCGTAACTACCCAAGGGATAGTAAGGGTAACATCGCCCGTTCGCGTTATAGCGAAATGCTGGCGGCCCTTGGGGCTATCTCCAAGGAGAAACGTGGCACATTGCCTAAGAGCGGCCAGCGTGATCGCAAGAACACCACATTCTTCGTTGTCAGCCGTGGCGGTAAGCCCATTGGTATTGCTGAGCGCAAAGGCAAAGACGACATGAAGATGATGCTCGTGTTCGTTGACGGTACCAACTATAAAAAGAAATACGACTACTACGGCGCTGGTAAGAAGCAGTTGAACTATTCGCTCCCAAGGCACGTGGATCGCATATTGTCACGCTATATGGACCGCCTATAAAAATCGCTTGACACAGAAATCCAAGCGTCCTAATTCTGCAAACACCCAGACGATTGGGGTTTTAGAAATAGGAGATTAACATGAACGACAACATCGAACACGAAGGACCACGGCACCTGTTCGCTACGGACCTTCTAAACAATCTTATGGTGATTTTGGACTGCGCTGCAAAGCGTGGCCTTGACCCATTGGACGAGGACGGTTGGCCCATCTTCGGCTTTGAATATTGGTCGCGGGAATGTGCAAAAGCACTAGGTGTAAAGATTCCGCTTGACGGCTTTGTCAGTCCGGTCTAACTTCCAACCACCCAAACGGGGAATTAACTTTAAGGAATATGATTATGATTAAGAAACTATCTATCATTGGCGCAGCGGCATTGTTGTCGCTCAGCCCATTGCAAGCGCGTGAGATTACGGACGACGAGGCACAGCGTTGTGAACTGGTCGGCTTGATCGCAAAGGCCATTATGACAGGCAGACAAGAAGGCGTGACAGCCCAGCACAACAAGGCCACTGTTATGCGGGCGATTAAGTCCGCCCCCCACTGGGGAACCATCGTCGATAACATGATCGAAGAGGCCTATGGTCGCCCTGTCTTTAGCACCATCTGGCGTCAGAGCGAGATCACGGTCAAGTTCTGGATGGACTGGGAGCAACTATGCCGTGATGAACATGAGGCTGGTTTGGATTGGGGTCTTTGAAGCAGTGTAACCGTTAATAAGGATTATATTTATGAACAAAACAATTATCACATTGCTGGCGACAGCATCATTCGCACTGATCGGCAACACGCCTGGGAATAACGGCAACGGGAATGGCGGCTGTGGCGTCGGCCAAACAACCAACGGTTGTGGCACATCCACCCCAACCCCGTCAACCCCAGCGACAAACAACGTTGGCCCCTTGAGCAATACCAACTCAAACAACGTTGGTCCGGTGAGCAACTCATTGGACAATATCAACTCAAGTAAATCAAGCGCATCAAACAATCTTAACAATGCAAATACCAGCGCATCGAATGCCTCGAACAATGTTGGCCCACTAACCAACAGTTCGGATAACACCAATCGCAACACGCTGGATAACAGGGTGAACGCGTCGGCAAACACTGGTCCCATATCCAACAAGAACACCGCGTTCGGTGGAGATGGGGGCGACTCGACCTCTTATTCGTCATCGAAGGGGGGCAATGCGTATGTTGGGCCGGTGTCTAGTGAAAATACTAACAACGCAACTGGCGGCGTGGCCTCTGCGACCACTGGGCCAGTAAGCAGCAACAACAACAATGACAACAACGCAACGGGCGGCGTGGCCTCTGCAACTACCGGCCCTGTCAGCAGCACCAATGTCAATTCGATTGATGCAAAGGGTGGCACGGCCTCGGCAACCACTGGCCCTGTCAACAGCAACAGTGCATCAAATTCAAACCAAAGCCAATCAACGGCGAACGCGAATAACTCTAGCGTCAACGTTGAGGGCGATCAGTATCGCGCAGCAGCTTCCACAGCATACGCTCCGCAACTGGTGACCGGCTCTGATACTTGCATGGGTTCATCGACCGCGGGCGGTCAGGGTATGGCCTTTGGTTTTTCGTTCGGTACATCATGGACTGACAAGAACTGCGTCCGCTTGAAGAACAGTCGTCAGCTTCAGTCAATGGGTGAGGGTGCTGCTGCACGTGAACTTATGTGTCAGGATGTTGATGTCTGGATGGCGTTTGCCGCAGCGGGGACACCATGCGCATCGCCTAAACCCTCGCGTCGTCGTAAGTAAGGAGATATATTATGTTTAGAGAATTAACAGTAGTGGCCGTAGCAGCCGCCCTCCTCTGGGCAGCACCAGCACAGGCAGCAGACGTAACAGAAGGTGAGGCTAACACCTGCAAGCTGGTGGGCCTCACGGCCAAGGCCATCATGACAGCACGGCAGGATGGGGTAGCACCCACTGTGGTATACGAGAAGCTGGCGACGGTGTTTGATGCCAAGATGCCCAGCATGGTTAAGCTGGTTATCATCATGATACGTGAGGCATACAAGGGGCCGGGCTACTTCACAGACGAGATGAAGGAGAAGGTTATCAATGAGTTCCAAGCCAAGCAAGAAGCAGAATGCTTTGAGTATGTGAGCGGGCAATAATATAACAATATCGTGCTAAACTTTGATATTGTTATATGGGTTGATTTGTTTATAAACGTCTCATCAAGATAAGGATTAGCAACATGATGAACACAGTTAAGGCATTCACACTCGGCATGATGGCGTTGATTATTGCCAGCATGATCATGGTTCAACCTCGCTTCATTGGCTATGATTGCAACGACTCAGGTGTGCCGCAGTTAGCAGAGTATGAGAGCGACTTGACATGGTGCAATCGCGTCGAGCCATTGTACTAATACCAATCACCACTTCCCCTAGACTAGGCCCGCCATTGTGCGGGTCTTTTTTTATACCCATTGCACATGCCTATGTGAGCAAGCTGGTGGCTGCTGCGCATTGATATGTGGGCAGCCGCATAGAGGCGATTTAAGGCCATGCTATGTGCTTTTGCTGTCCGGATGCGTGATGCCCAGTCTCTGCGCTGTATGGGCCGTCCACGGGCCTCTATGGGCATGTCTGAGAAGCGGGTCCTCCCAGAGGGTTTGGCAGGGCGGGTAATAGCGACCGCGATGAAAAAGCAGAGAGAGCAATTTCTGGACCTGATCTTTTGGGGTTTACATCGCGCCCCGAAAGTGGCAGAATTGCGCGGACATAATTAGGGTAATTGCAAAATAATATTTTTGGGAAATTTACAGACCTGATGGAACAGCCACATAAAAAGAACTCAACGGGCGGTGTTGTCATTGGTTCGACATACGACGAGGCCCGCACCCGCAAGCTAAGCGCCGAAGCTGAGATCGCCGAACTCGAACTGGCGAAGATACGCGGTACGCTGTGCATGACGGAAGATGTCGTCAAGGCATGGGAAAGTGTGCTTCATGCGTGCAAGGCCAAGTTCCTGTCGCTGCCGACCAAGGTTGCACCTGTCGTGGCGAACGAGAGCGATACGGCGAAGGTGAAAAACGTTATTGAGCAGGCTATCCGCGAGGCTCTGACCGAATTGGCGAACTACCAGCCGGAGATTGACCCCGTTCGGACAGGTGGCGGCGCTGTCGAAAGTGAGCCTGATGTTGAGGGTGAAGCGCCTAAGCCAAAGCGCCGGGTGGGTCGCCCCAAGAAGGGTCGGACGATTATCGTATGATCGAACAAGCCACCAGACAGCAAGCCTTGGAACACATGGCGAAGGCCATGCGGCAACTGACGCCACCTCCGCACTTGAGCATATCGCAATGGGCTGACCTTGAGCGCAGGCTTGATAGCCAGTCATCGGCTGAGCCGGGGCGCTGGTACACATCCCGTGCAGAATATCAACGTGGTATCATGGATGCCTGCTCTGACCCTACCGTCAAAGAGGTGGTCGTTATGTGCGGCTCACAGTCCGGCAAATCGGAAGCCATCCTTAATACAGTTGGCTACCACATGCACCACGACCCTTGCCCAATCCTAGTCCTACAACCCACCGTGGATATGGCAAGTGCGTTCTCGAAAGATAGAATTACAGCAGGTTTAATCCGTCCAACCCCGTCCCTCCAAGGACTTGTCAAAGACAGTAAGGCTAAAGATGCAAACAACACTACGCTTCATAAAGTTTTTCCCGGTGGCGCTCTTTCTCTTGTCGGCGCTAATTCTCCTAGTTCCCTTGCTTCTCGTCCGATTCGCGTTGTTCTGTGTGATGAGGTCGATAGATACCCTGCTTCTGCTGGTGAGGAGGGCGATCCTATCTCTCTTGCCAAACGAAGAGCCGCAACATTCTGGAACAGGAAGGTCGTTCTAGTATCGACACCCACTAATCGCGGGGCCAGCCGCATTGAGTCCGCGTATGAGGAAACCGACCAGCGCAAGTTCATGGTCCCGTGTCCTCATTGCGACCATGTGCAGATTATGCTTTGGCGCAATGTGCAATGGGAGGACTCGAACCCCAAGACCGCACGCTATTATTGCGAAGAGTGTGGGGCTGGTTGGAACGAGCCTGAGCGCCACCAAGCTGTGTCCAAGGGCAATTGGGTCGCAACAAAGCCATTCAACGGCGTTGCGGGCTTCTGGTTCAACGCGCTTTACTCGCCGTGGGTTGACTTGGTCGATACGGTTGAGGAGTTCTTGGCCGCACGCAAAGACCCTATGCGGCTAAAGACGTTCACCAATACGATATTGGCCGAAACTTGGGAAGACCAAGGCGAGGGCATTGATGATTATGCCGTGTCCAAGCGCAAAGAGGATTATGAAGGCGTCCCTGACGACGTAGTTGTCCTCACCTGTGGCGTTGACGTCCAAGATGACCGTCTGGAAGTCGAGATTGTCGGCTGGGGTGCAGGCGAAGAGAGTTGGCAGATTGAATATCACGTTCTGTACGGCGACCCATCGACCCCTGCGCTCTGGGCCAAGCTGGACGAGGT